TTTGGTCAAAACAGAGATAGTTAATAGATCTACAGGAATTTTCTTAAATTAATAGCAATTTCAAAATTGACCTTTGATTACCAAAAGGTCGCAAAAAAAATCTCGGCAAATTTTTGGTCAAAAAAGTCGAGCTTGACAGACCCCCTAAATACCGCTATACTAGCAATGTGGCGCTTTGAGGTCTGGTCTTATGAATCTCCAAAATCCTTTAGAAACAGCTCTTGACACCATCTCGATAGACCTGTATAATAAGAAGGTCTTCATCACTGGGTCAGAAGGAACCTCTCTCACATTTAAGTGTGCTACAATCAATGAGTTAGTTGAGTTAAAAGAGCAATGTGCTAAACTTCTCAAGACGAAACACTTTTTAGTTCGCTAATGCTCCATTAGCAATCTGGTGAATGCAGCGAACTCATAATTCGCCTGAGGCGTGTTCGATCCACGCATGGAGCACTTGACAGTCACTTGAGCATCTGCTATAATACTGTCATCACCACGGGGCGGTGGTGGAATCGGTAGACACATCAGACTTAAAATCTGCTGGGCTTATGCCCGTGGGAGTTCAAGTCTCCCTCGCCCTATTTCCCACTAAATAACAAGTAGTGGGAATGTTATGAAATACACACTTTCACAATCATACGTCTTTTATATGGGGCAAGTTGTGAGGATGTATTTTATACAAAACGTCCCGTATACATTTGATGAACTTCCTCAAATTATACAGGATCATCCCTCAGTTCAAACAGAGGCACTTTCTCATCGAGATTACGATGATGAAGACCTATATAGATACTCTAACTATCTTATTATGGAGGAAATGCATCCTCTAATGTTTGATGTTCAGATAGAAAACCCCGAATTACTTCCGAAAGATGATTGACAAGTTCTGCAACTGGTTTGAAGGAGAATTTAATAATCAACAGCAAGCATTTGGTAATCCTACGCGATTTGCCATGATTGAAGTTTTTCATGAAAAGATTGATGAACATAAATTCTCGATTCGTCAACAGTATATGGTAGATCATGTGCCATATAGACAAGCAATCATAGAAGTAATTCATTTGGATGAACTTAATTTAATTCTTAAGAACTACCGCGACGACTTGACACCGCTTCCAGGATGTGATATAATGGTATCATACTCACCTGAAAGTGATGAATTTGTTGGTGGTAGTCAAGGAAACGATTGTATGGTTCCTTGGATGCAAAATGGCAACATGATAGAAACTTTTCTTTCTACTCAATTTATTTTGTCTGAAAATTTGTATAGAGTAGTGGATAAAGGTATTTCTCCCGAAAATGGAAAACAAATTTGGGGTTCTGAGTTTGGTATGTTTGAGTTTAAAAAACAATTTCCCGACCAATTTAAAGTGCCTGAGTAGCTCAGCTGGATAGAGCAACGGTTTTGTAAACCGTAGGTCGTCGGTTCGAGTCCGACCTTGGGCTTCCGTGTGAAGGAAGTCGAATAAACCTGGGGTGATCTCCAGGTTTTTTTGTATAAATAACTCAGAAGAAATCCACTGTAGTTAGGGTAACTGAGTAATGCCATTAACAAGATTAGATAATCTAATTTCCAGTAAAACTGGTAAATATCTTTATGTTTCTCCTGATGATTACAACGCAAGTGATGCATTAGATAATAGAGGAAATTCACCTCTTAGACCATTCGTAAGTATCCAGAGAGCATTTTTAGAGGCAGCTCGTTTTTCCTATCTACCAAACGTAGATAATGATCGTTTTGATCAATTTACGATCATGCTATCTCCTGGCAATCACTATATTGATAATAGGCCAGGTGTAGAAGATGTATCATCACTGCCAGTATTCCAATTTAATCAAGCAACACAGGAGTGGGAAGCAAACTCTAATGTGAGTTTTGATCTGTCTGATCCTGACAACATTCTTTATAAATTTAATGGTCGTGATGGTGGTGCTACTATTCCTAGAGGAACTTCTCTAGTTGGAACAGATCTTCGTAGAACACAAGTTCGTGCTCTATATGTTCCAGATCCTGCAGATAAAGATATTCCTCGCACTGCTCTCTTCAATGTAACTGGTGGTTGTTACTTCTGGCAGTTTACTATTCTTGATGGTGACTTAGAAGCAACTTCTCCACTTTATAATGTAGGATCTCCTGTCGGGGTTGGTAAAGTTTATACGCAACCAAATGATTCCACTAATCTTGCGGTTCCTGAATTTTCGCACCACAAAATTACAAACTTTGTGTTTGCAGATAAAGAAGATTTAGGTTTACTTTATAGAAAAATTTCTAGAGTATTCAGTGATTATCAACCAACCATTGATGATGTATATGTAGAAGGTTCTAGCACTCCTGTTACAGAATCTTGGAGCAATACTACAAATTATGTAGTTGGTGATCGTGTAATTTATGGAGAAAACGCATATGTTGCAAGTGACGTTTCTCTAAACATTGTTCCAGGAACGGATCCATCAAAATGGAATCTTTTGGTCATTCGTGGTAGAGAATTTGATTATAGGATTCAAGAAAACAGAATTGTCGGGCCTCTTTCTGATGCAGTAAGACTAGATTCTATCAAAGTAGTAGATTCTTCAAATCCAGTTGGTATTTTAACAGTAACGGTAAGAACAAAGATCAATCATGGATTTTTCCCTGGTCAGTATGTTGCTATTACTAATAATGGTCTGAATACTTCTTTAAATGGAGTATTTAAAGTATCTTCTATTAGTCAAACAGATCCTAAAGAGTTTAGTTATCAACTACCTACTACAGCACAGAGTTTAAATCTAAGCAATGGTAGCACATATACATCTATTTCTGTTCCTGCTCTCGATACAAATGCTACAGTTCAGGCAGAAGTTGACTCGGTAGAATCTGCATCACCATACGTTTTCAACTGTTCGATTCGTTCGACTTGGGGTATTTGTGGTATCTGGGCTGATGGACGCAAGGCAACTGGTTTCAAATCGATGGTTATCGCCCAGTATACGGGTGTTTCTCTGCAGAAAGACGACCGTGCGTTCATTCGTTATGATGAATTCACAAACACTTGGAACCAAGCACCTCTAACGGATGCATTTGCTACAACTCCTTATCACATTAAAGGCGATGCATACTGGAAGGATGATTGGAGAAACTTCCACGTTCGTGCTTCTGATGACTCCTTCATTCAGAACGTTTCGATCTTCGCGGTTGGTTTCGCAGACCACTTCCTGCTTGAGTCAGGTGGTGACATGTCTATCACCAACTCCAACTCAAACTTTGGCAACACTTCGATGCACTCGAAGGGTTATAAAGGATTTGCGTTTAATCAAGACAAGGGTGGATATATCACTGATATTGTTCCTCCAAAAACTCTTTCTACTTTAAATATAGAAAAACAGCAATACTATACTTTAGATGTTCCTCTAACGAGGGTAGCTTCTAATACTAGTAAAATGTATTTGGGGTCAGAAGATGCTAGAAATCCAGAAGATCGCCCAGCTGCTTCTATTTCTGGATATAGAATTGGTGCTAGAAGAAATGAAAAGTTATACGTTAAACTAGATACAAGTACCGAGAAGCAAGCAGAAATTACACCATCTGGATTTAAGAAGTGGTCTGCCGCTCTAACTACACTAACTCCATCTGGAGCAAGATCTGTAGAAGATGCTACAACATTGTATGTTACTTCTACAACTGGAATCTTCCAGAATGATATTATTAGAGTAGATGATGAATATTTTAAGGTCAATAGTGTAACTGCTAGTAGTTTGGTAGTTGCTAGATCTCAACTTAATAGCGTTGCTTCCGAGCACATTAATGGATCTACAGTTACAAAATATAGCTTAGTTTCACCTGCAAGCACTATTGTAAATGAAATTATTGATGCTACAGAAACTATTTTTAGTTTACAAAATTCTTCGGGATTTTCTCCAAATCAGTTTGTTTCTATAACAAATAATCAAACTTCAGTAAATGAAACAGTTAGAGTTGTTTCTGTAGAAGGAAATGACATTATTGTTGAAAGAGGACAGCTTGGAACTGTAGCCGTGCAGCAACCAGTAACATCAGTTGTAACTGCCACTGTTCTTGCTAATACTTATATACAATCATCTCCTTTAATTACAACAACTTTAACTGAAAAATATCCTAGAATTGTTCCAGCGTCTAATGCTTCACAGTTGAATTATAATTTGGCACAAGATGCTGCTAATTTAATTGATGCAAATAAAACATTTATTCAGTCTGAAGCATTTGGTTATATTTTAGATAAGTATCCTTATCTAGCAAATAGACCATATGTTAATCCAAATATTGAAGCTGAAACGGGGAGATATAGAGATGCTTCTAATTTAATTAAATCTAACCGTCAAGAAATCATTGATTATGCATTTGGGCAGATGCAAACTGCATTTCCTAATTTTATTGTTCCAGGTGGTCAGAACGACAAGTGTAAGAGAGATATTGGATATATTATTGATGCTATTGCTGCTGACTTATACGATGGAGGAAATGCAAATATTATTGAAGCTACTAAGTCATATTTTGATAATAATGGCGCTTTAATTAATAATGGAGTTTCTGGTGAACAAACTGAATCTATCTTTGCTTTTAATAGAACAAGAGATTGGGCAAAGAAAGCAATTTCTAATTTACTAACAAATAAAACATTATTATCTGTAAATAGCATCACATCTAGTGGAACTACTGTAACTGTTTCCACTACTAGTGCTCACAAATTAAAAGCAGGTGATAAAATTACTGTTGGTGGTGCTAGGCAGACAGAATATAATGGATCTTTCATAGTTCTTTCTGCTGGATTAACAACAACTCAATTCAGATACACGGCAGCATCTACTCCTTCTGCTTCTCCAGCAACTGGATCATACTATGTTTCAACTGTAACAATTGATCCATCTAATGATGATCCAGGTGTAGGTAGATTCAAGGATGCATATGGATTAATCACTGGAAATAGACAAGAGATTATTGATAGAGCTTTTGGTGAAATTGCGATTCAATATGACGAAGGAGCATGGGGAATAGATTGGATAACTCCAGGTGATAGCACAACAACCAATTTATCTAGATATTTTGATGCGTATAGATTAATTCATCGAAATAAAGCAGTTATTGTTGAAACTGCATATGCTGTTGTTGCGGCATCTCCACCATCACCTGCTCCAGCCGATCTTCTTAATAAGTGTAAGAGAGATATTGGGTTGTTTGTTGATGCAGTAACTCTTGATCTTTTAACTGCAACTGGAAATAATTATACCAGACAATTTTTACTACAATATTTTAATGGAAATAGTTTAATTACTAATGGATTGGCAGGTGAGGTAACACAATCTAATAATGCTTTCAATAAAGCAAGAGATGCAATGCAAGCTGCAGTTACTAATACTTTAGCTTCATTGTCTGGTTTAGTTACTAGTAATCCTTCTGGTGGTTCGTGGTATGACGGAACAACAGGAACTAAAACAGTTTATACAGACTCCACGATTACTGCAGGAACTGCCACATTTGGTGGTGGTGGGGCAACTATTGCTAATAATAATCCTACAGCTTGTTCTGATGTAAGAAGTGCAATTTCAACTCTTACTGCGATTGTTACTACTAATCTAACAGCTGGTGCTGCTGGAACATTTAATTCTGCTAATTTAGTGGCACAATCAACAAATACTGCTCCTGGGGCTGGTCAATCTAAGTGCCAACGTGATATTGGATATATTGTTGATTCTGTTGCTCAAGATCTTTTCTGGGGTGGAAATGAATTTACTGTTACTGCTGTTAGAGAATATTTTGATCTTGCAGGAACTCCTTTATCAAATGGTCTATTAGGAGAAACTTCTCAGTCAGTTGTTGCTTTTAATGCTGCCAAAGAAATGGTTAAAAAAGCAATAACAAATCAATTATATTTTAAAAATTTGAGTGTTTCTTCTGGTCCAGCTACTTATTCTGGTGGTGGAGCAGATGTTCCTGTTTCTCAATCTGGAAATTCTGCTTCATGTGCTGACGTTCAACAAGCAGTAAACAATTTATTTGCTATTGTTACTGATGTTGTATCCGCTCAAACTCTCAATAACTTACCAAGTATCAACAATGGTAACTGGGATTGTGCAAATGTAAGAAATACTATCGATACTTTAACAAAAATTTTAACAGTATCTTTACAGAATGGTAATCTAAATTCATTGCCAACTATAAATGTAGGGAAATGGTCACAGATTAGTGAAAATAGTAAATGCAAACGCGATATTGGATATATTATTGAGGCAGTTACTTCCGATTTGCGTTTGGAAAGTAATGAAAATACAATTAATGCGGCAGAAGCATATTACACAGCAATTCCATTTGCTTCTGATACCAATGATAGCAAGCAAGATGGATTTACTCTAGATTATATTGAACAAGAAAGAACAGAAACTTTAGATGCTTACAATTATGTCAGAAATCTAGCTATTTCTGCGATGCGTAATCATAATACTTATATTAATAACGCATCTACAGTTAATGGTTCTGCAGTCGTAACTGTTCCAAGCACGGTTGGTCTTGCTGTTGGAATGAGAATCAGAACAGTTGATAATATTCCGACGAATGGAAATAGTGTAGTTAATTTTACAACAACTATTCCTAGTATTGCTTCTGGATCTGCTTATGACACATACATCAAGAAAATTGGTGATGGTCAAAATGGATTATCATCGAACCAAATTGAATTGGGAAGACAGGGAAGTAAGTTAGACGATGGAGTTACTGTTACTGCAACTGGAACAACTACTGTAAAACTTTATGTTGAATTATTAGACGGTGTATGGAGCAATGCAGTTGAACCTGTAGTAGATTCTTCTGTAATTCAAGATTACAACTATACCGCAGTTGGTCAACCCGCATCTATTTCTCCAGGTGCTACTGGTCCTGGTGGAGAATGTGCTTCAGTTGCGAGTTCAATTGTGAATTATTTTACTATCATTAACACCATTATTAATGGTGGAATTGGAACTGTAAGTAGAGTATCTACATCATTAAATACTGGTAGCTTAGCACAAAGGGCCACTCTATTTACATTAATTGAATATGATAATAACAATAACCCAACAACTAACCCACATGATTTAGAAACTGGCACTCCAGTTAGATTAGTTCCTAGAGCAAGAAGAGGAACAAATCCAGATAAGCGTGTAATTAGATTGCCAAAAGGTTTTGATTCAAATACAATTTATTACACAATTTCACCTGGAAGAAGAACGGATCCATTCGATTATTCAAATAGCACTGGATTTACTACTGCTAATCAGCAGAATCTACTTTTAGCAACAAGTGAAGAAAATGCTGCTGCTGGAATTTATATATATTCTTCTGAAACTGATAGTATAGATCCTGATGTTGAAATTGATGTATATCAATATGTTTTAGATGTAAAATATGATTTACATCAATATCAAACTTCTATGGTGAGTAGTATAGAATTTGAGACTACCAGACCACATATTTTTGATAAACCAGCAAATAATGTTACTCCACAAAAAGTATTCTTTAGACCTGGAAGCGATATTGTAGGATCAACCTTGCCTACACTATCTTCTAATTTTGGTGGAACTGTATTATCTGGAGATGTAGAATACTATGCTAGGTATTTAAGTAGTACTAGATTCACTATTCACGAAACATTTGCTAATGCCAGAGATAACATAAATCCAGTTACATTTGCTCCTGGAAGCACAGCAGTATTTTATACGTTTGCTAATAAGAAACGCAGCCCTCTGAGATATGATCCTAGCGTTGGAGTAACATCTAATGATGGGTGTTGGTATCTAGAAAGTTTATCTGATACAAATACAATTGTTCCTAGATTAAAACTTTCTGACTATAACGGAAGAATCAGAACAACTGATACATATTTTGAAAGAATTATTGATAATAGAACAAAAGAAGATCGTGTTTACAGATTGCGTTATGTAATACCTAAAAATCTTAAAACAGCGAGAGATCCTCTACGTGGATTTGTTCTTAAGGTTAGAACAGATGAAAAGAGAAGACTATTACCACAAAAAATTGTATTAAAACCAACTGCTAGTGGTTCTTCTTTAGCTACTTTCAATGCTCCTAAAACTGGGGAAAGACTTGGTTTAACAACCCAAGAATTAAAAACTTTAAACCCTCTTTATACTCCTACTTATGATCCTGGTCCTCAGGGAAATCCTAAGAGATTAACAACATCTTCTCAGGTATCATTTACTATCCAGTCTGCTAGAAAAAATAGAATTGGAGATAAAGATTATCTAGAGTTAAAAGTTTTTGATATTGGAATCGATGCCGAAGCATTTAAAACTAAAATTCTTACAACAGTAAAACTTTCAGCTCCACAAGGAGGAAATGGTTCTTTTGTTGGTAGTTTAACTTTATCCGATAACACCAATAAGATAACGTGGTCAGGAAATAGTAGTGGAACAGCATATGTTCATGCTTATTTTGAATATGAAAATCAATACTATGCTATTTTGAGAGATTTTGAAGGAAATTCAACATTGAATTGGGATTCAACAACATCGACAATATTTACTCAAGGATCCGTAACTGCAACATTAGAAGATAATCCAAATGCAGGAAGATCTGATATTGATAATTATCTTTATGTTGTTGAAGGTGCTAATGTTTATACATTAACACCAGGAGATACTGTTTTAGATGATAATGGAATTTCTTATACTATTGCAACAGTAGAAGATGTTCCAGACTTTGAAAGCACGTTCTATATTTTTGATATTAATACTATTCGCAAGAGAATTCCAGATCAGCAGGATGGAATTTACTATCTAACTTGTTTGCGTGGAGATATCCGCCCATATCCAACAGGTGCTGGAGTCGGTGAAAACTTTAGAAACTTTAAGTTCTCTCAACCAGTTTCTAAGTTATATCCAGAGTTTTACAAAAATGATCCAGAATGGTACAAAGGAATTGATGCAACTACAGCAACTTTATTAGATCCTCCTGCAACGGTTTCTTCTGCTGATAATTATATTCATGGTCTAGTCACAGTTAATGATTCAAAAGCGAGCGTTACGAAGGAAGGTGTAATAGATTTAGTTTCTGATCCAGGATCTGGTCAATTTGTTTTCACTGGAACAACGTCAATTCAAGCACAGTCTGGGTCGGCTTCTGCTGGATCTGAAGGAAGAAAGATTCCTATTTCTGGTAACTCTGTATATCCAACAGAAGGAAAACTATATGTAGAACTTCGTAGACCTTCTATTGCACGTTCTGGTAACCACACGTTCGAATATCTTGGTTTTGGTCCTGGTAACTACTCAACTGGTTTCCCCGCGAGACAAGAGATTATTTTAACAGACACCCAAGATTTCTATGCACAAGCAAAACGCGAAGATGCTGGTATTGTATTCTATACTGGTCTAAACTCTAATGGCGATCTTTATATTGGTAATAGAAAAATCAATGCTATTACGGGCGAAGAAACATTCCTTGAGAGAGCAGCCTTAGTAGAATCGGAAGACGATGGTGGAGATGATATTGGTGGTCTAGTTACTACGTTTGATACTCCAGTAACATTTAATGAAATTATCACCGTTAATGGTGGCGGTGGAGGTAAAGAGAGCTTCTTTAATTCTCCAGTTGTTATTAATAATGCTACTTCTTTTGGAAGTATTGAAAATTATCCTTCGCTCAAAATTGTTACGGGTGAAGGAGTAGCGGTTGGATATGATCCTCTATTAGAGCGTAATGTTCTTGATCAACCAACAGGCGATATTGTTATTCATCAAAATAGAATAACAGCAGCAATTTTTGATATTAACCCAAGAGGAACTCAAGATTATAGTATTAGAACTTCCACAACAAACATTACTCCAGATTTAGCTAATACATTCTCTTCTAGAACTGGTGGTCCTTCGCAAAGTAGTATAGTTGATTTTGGAACTAGACAACCATTAGTTTCTGGTGATATTCTATTAAAAGGTTCACAAACTTATTTCACAGGATCTCTAGCATGGATCTATGCAAATGATTATATTAGAATTGAAAATAGAACTAATGTTGGTGGATCGGTTGAGGTAGTTGGTATTCAGGGAAGTCAGTCTGGAACTATTCATAGAGTCAATTGGATAAACAAAAATAATAATGATCTGGGAATTACAACTGCTTCGCAAATTAGAATTACTGGTGCTACGGGGTCTCTGGTTGTAATTAATGGAGTGTGGCCTGTATCTGGTGTTGGATTCTCTGGAACTAATACCTATATTGATATTATAACTAATGCTAATTTAGCGCCATATCCTATTCAATTTAATAATGGCAAGGGATATCCTGTAGATGAGGTAGCACAACCAGGAATTGTTATTGCTAGATCACAGTCTGCATTTAAAGAAGTAGGTGTTATTGGTGCAGAAGCACTTAGAACTGAAACAGCAACTGTTGGTGATTATAAAGTAGGTATTAATACAATTGCTCGTTCTGCTCATTCTGCATATGAGACATCATTTGTTTCTGCTGATACTACACCAAGAGCTAACTTAGATGTTGTTGGAACTACTTTTATCAGTGGTAAAAAAATTAATTCTTACTTATCTGAAGGAACTAATGTTAAAACAGAGACTGGTCAAATAAATGGTTTCTTGGTTGGAGGCAATAGTTTAACTCCTAATCTTCCAGCTAACTTAAGAGTAGATACTTTAAATAATAGACTTGGTGTAAATACAAGCATTAATGATAGCATAAATCCATCAAACAACTTAGATAGAAACTTTGTTGTGGTAGGAAACGGAAGAATTACTTCCGACTTTGAAATAACAGGTGATCTACAAGTAAATGGTGGTGATTTAACTACTACATCATCAACATTTAATTTAATAAATTCCAACGCTCAAATTTTAAATATTGCTGGTAGTGGTCAAATATTAAATTTACTGAATAATACTTCTACAGCACAGAACATTAATCTAGGAAACAATAGTAGTTCACAATCACTACTAATTGGAAATGCAGCAACTCAAACTGTATTGAGAATTCATAGAAATAGCAATAATGCTAGCGTAGATATTGCAACAGTTAGAGATATTGTTGGTAATAATTGTGATATTTCTATTGGTGGTGCATGGGTTAATACTAATAGCAAAACTCTAATTGGAACTAGACAAACTATTGTTTCTGGTGAATTAGAAATTGGCAATAAGTATGCTCCAGGAACAAGCACATCTAGAATTTTTACACAAACTAGAACAGTAAACGTCTTTGATGGTCAGCAAACTACAACTGTTAACCTTGCATTGAATGCTTCTGAACTCAATATGGGTTCATCTGGTGGATTTACTACCGTAAGAAATACTCTAAAAGTATCTGCTTCTGCCAACATTGAGGGAAATATTAGATTAAATGGTGGTCTAAATGCTGGTATTATTACTATTCAAAGAGCTAGACTGGGAACTACTGCTGCTGGTCATAATGTCGGAAGCACTGTTAATCCTAATATTGACTTCTACAAGTATGAAACTCTTGGAAGAACTATTGATACTCAGGGTGTTGCACAATGGGGAAGTTCTGAATTCTTAGTTGCTGGTGGTCAAATTGCTGGTATTGATAATGTAAACAATATTGGAGGCAATAGTAGAATTCCAGGTGTTTATACGTTCTTAACGCCTCAAGGTGGAACAGGCAGCGGCGCTTCATTTAACATCACAATCAATAGTGATAAATCATATACTATTGACATTATCAGCCCTGGATCTGGATATACCGACAATGACATTCTAACTATCACTAATGATCAGTTAGGTGGTGGAGCTGGTGGCGGTAACTTTACTTTCCAAGTAAATGGAGTAAACGCTGCTGGAACTAATTTCTATCTACCTATTTCCACACCATCTCAGTTTGACTTTAAGATTGGTGATCTTATTCTTCTTGATAGAGGTAATGTTTCTTCTCCAGATCAAGTTGGAACATCACCAAATATTATTACTGGTTTAAGAAATGAGGCATATAGCGAGATCGTTAGAGTAGTTGGATTAACAAACCTAACCAATCCAAATGACACTAAGGGTTATCGTATTGAAGTTGTTAGAGCACAAGATGGAACATCACAAAGAACAGATCACCCACAGGGTTGTGTTCTTGCTAGATTAAATAAGCAATCTAATGCTAGCTATATTACTGGTGCTGATCTAAATGCTAATGGCGTTATTGATATTCCACTCACAGGAATTACTGCTGGATCTTCAAATGTTAATATTGGTATTGCTGAGTTTGGTGGAACATTAACAACTAATGATTATCTAAGATTATCTGGAACTGAAATTGTTAAAGTATTTGCTACAGTTTCTACAGATATTCAATCTTTAATCATCAATGATGGTGGATCACCAGCAGCTACAACATTCCAAGTAGAATCAACAACTGGTAATACCAGCATCTTTGGTAATCTTGGTGTTGGTAGTGGATTTAATAAGTTCACAGTCAACGGAAATACTGGTAATACTACCATAGCTGGAACATTAAGCATTGAAGGAACAACAACCATCAATGGTTCAACACTTCCAAACACTCAGTATTTTACCATCACAAATGGTGGTGCTACAGGAACTCCTCTACGCACAACCTTCCAAGTTGATACATCAAATGGCAATTTAGTCATAAATGGTGGTAATATAAATGTATATGGATCTGATGGAACTACACCTAGATTAACATTTAACAATAGTTCTGGCGATTTCACAACTTATGGTGCATTCTCTGCACTTGGTTCTGGAACTAGTAAATTTGGAGGAGCTATTCAAATTGGTGGTGCATTTGGAACTACTGATACATCATTCCCATATAATGCATCAGCTGATCTCACGATTAACGGCGGTGATTTAACTATCAACTCTGCTGGTAATGAAATATTTAAAGTTGCAAATGATGGATCTGTTAAGTTAGCTAAGATTGATAATTATTTCACCAGAACTGGGGGAAGAAAGTGGTTGTATACTGATGCTTTCACTGTTAATGCTTTACCTAATGTGAATTATTTTGTCAACGCAACACAAAATACATTATTTAAGTTACCACAGAATCCTTTAATTGGCGATATGATTAGAATTATTGATATCGGTGGTAATTTGACTTACAACTTAAGTCTTATTGTTAGAGCACCTGATAATGTTAAAGTTCAAAATGCCTCTGATAATACTGCTAGAAATCTAGCTTCTGGTATTCCAGTTGGCGACTTTACTGGTTATAATGGTGGTGAAATGGTTGTTCAAACTCCATATGCTGCATTTGGTTTAGTCTATGCTGGAACTTCCACTCCAGAAGGAAACTCAGCGGTTCCTTCATCTATCGCTGGTTGGTATCTAATAGAAGTCTAATATGTTTTATCAAGACACTAAAACTGCAAGAGCTGCTGCGATTGGCACGATCATGCCATGGACAGGAGCATTAAGTAAAATTCCTAAGGGGTGGGTTCTTTGTGATGGGCAAACTCTTACCGCAAATGAATTCCCATTGTTAGTTCAGGCGATTGGTGATACTTATAATGCTGGTGTTTCTACTTTAGGTGGAAATTTTCCGACATATACAGGAAGTATTGTTTTACCAAATTTAAATGGTAAAGCATTGATGGATTTGGAAGAAGATTATTTTGCTACTGCACTTGCTGGTGGAACGGGTAAATCTATAGATACTGATGCTGATGCTAGAACTAACATTTCTCCATTTATTGGTGATAATGGTGATATTGGTTTAACAACAATTTTCAATGATGTATATACTGATGTCATTTTTACTTTGAATGATAGAACTGGTTATACTGGAAAAATTACAGGAAATACAATAGTTCCTGGTGATGCTTCTAAAACCGTATACATTGGTCCAAGAAAACTTGGAAGAAATCATTTAAGGTCGCATAATCACAGCGGTAGTTATGAGACTGTAAATAGACAACCATCTACAGAACCAGGCGACGGCGTAATACCGTATAGTGATATACAATTTACTATGATTTTTAGTGTAGTTGATAATGTACCTGGAGGAAGTGGCGATTATTACTATGCTGGTCCTACAGATGATGAAAGTTTTGATGGAGAGCCTGGGGTGACTACTGGTCCTGGTATGGTTTTAAGAGAACGAGATTGGGCAACTATTGAAAATAGAACTGGATTTGGAAGTGGTCAACCAGGAAGAACTGTTGCTAGGATTGCATCTGAAGCACCACCTGTTAATTTATACCCTAGATACGTGATTTCTACACCATTGGGTGCGGATTTGTTGCAACCAGCTCTTTCTGGTGGATCCGTAGTTCCTCATGGATTGGGTGATGGTAATATAACAATACCAGCTGGATATAGAAATTTTTATCCTGACGTTGGTGCAGTTGGAAATTTTAGAACTTTAACTAGCAATCCAGCTCAAGACTTTTTGGATAATAGTTTACCTATTTTTGCTCACACTCACGACGAAGTGGAAATCAATTTTGCCACATCTAATTTAAAACCACAAAGCACATTAAATGCTTCTGTAAATATACCAGCAAATACAAATTTAGATAACTTGCAAAATAGAGGAGCTTTGCAAGTTAATTTTAATACTTCTCAACCTTCTCTGTCATGTTTATACATTATCAGAGCATACTAGGAGAATATAAATGACAATTCGCTACGCAAATTACACAAGAGAAAAATCCAGATATGGCGGATATGTTGGATCTATACAAATACATTCCACTCCTGGTATAGGAATAAATAATGATCCAACAACAGCAATATTTAAAGATAATTTACCTGCTGGGTATTTAAAATGTGATGGAACTGTTAGATCAGTTAAAGAATTTTATGCTTTAGCTCAAGTATTGGGTATAGGAGATGAGTGTAGATTTAAAAAAGAAGGAACTACGTTAAGAAATCCAAACGTAGACCAAAATGATCTTGGGCAATTTCAATTACCAGATTTGGGATCTAAAGTTATTATAGCTGGAAGATCTTCTGGTGTATATACAGGAAATGTTATTGGTGATACGCAAAGTGCAACTTCGACTACTAGAGTTGGTCCGGAAGTTGAAGTTGTGAGTAATGTTGGAAATAGAATTAGTGTTAATTATGTTGGAGATTTTCAAATATCTGCTAGCAGTTCTACACTGAGTATGCTTGGCAATTCTAAATTTGTTATGCCTGCAAATTTGAGCACTACTTCACTAGATATAGAAAATTTTCAAGGTCATTGTCATAATTCTTCTCAAACTTTTATCAATCAATTAGCTTCACATGCTGTAGGTGGCGACGGAAAAGATAGGGGAACATTTAGTGGTAATAGTGGAGCAGGAAATATTCTAGATGAAAGTAGAGAAAATTCTGCGGGAAGTGGATCTTCTCATACCCATAAAATAACAAAACCAACAGTTTATTCATCAAATTTTACATATAGTCATGGTCAATTTAATGCTTCCGCCGAGAATGTAGTGTCATATGTTGATATTTCTTTAGAAAATGTAGATAAATTGGATCAAGTAGTTACTCCTTTTATGTTAGTAGAATAT